CAACTTTGGCCTTGAACTCGGGCAAATGGTTCTTCCGTTTCGACATTTCTGATCTCCTCTTCGTCGAAGATCAGCAGACAACAAATCGTAGCTTACGTCAGTGTCCGAAATTCAGGGGGTAGCTCAGCCCCTTCATAGTCAGCCCGACCCCCACCAGTTTTTCGTTTTCGAGTTTCTTTTTCAGGCGGTGCCAAGAAGAGGACAGGCCGTCATAGGTCCAAGGAGTGCCCTTGCTGCTCGCGAGTACAGTGATGGCACTGTGAGTTTCTGCGCGGGCCAGCTCAGCCTTAAGGGTTGGTCCCATTGGTATTGCGGCCCCGGCTTGTGTTTTGTTCCGTCCCTTATAGATCGTTTCCCCTTCGATCTGATCACGGTTCAAGGAAATTGCGTCGCTAGGATCCAGTCCGGTACACAGCATCATAGCCAGCGCGGCTCGCATCGCCGCTGGAGCATGCTCCAGAACGATTTGCACCTCCCCTGGTGTCCATGGCCGATTGGGATAGCTCATGCCTTTGGGACGCGGTTTTGGAATAACGTCTTTTGCGAAGTTCTTTTCAAGCAACCCCTTAGGAACGCAAAATTTGAACACCTGTGAAAGGAAGTTCCGAACTCTGTTGGCTTTATCCCAGCTTTTCTTCTTGGAAATTTTGTCATGAATACCAGCCACCAGCGGCGTAGTGATGGCATGAACTGGTGTGTCGCGGATTGGATGCAGAAGGTCAGCACACATCCTGTATTCCCGTTTCATGGCATCGGAGAGATTTTGAAAATGCTCTTCTTCAAAATAGACTCTGATCAACCCGCCCAAAGTTCCTGGCTTTGGGTCACGGGCTTTTTGCGCCTCCGCAAGCGCAGCAATGCGAGTGCATTCAGCAAAGAACTCAGCTGACCCTAGGGGAGCCTTCTGCAGATCAATTTTGTGGCCAGTTTTCCGATGATAGCAACGCGGTTTGCCGTGCCTGTCCTCGAAAATTTTAAAGCCCTTAACCCGAATATGTGTCATTAGAGCCTGTCCAGAATTGCAGATTGGGTAGTCAATTCGGTGCCGTCTTTCATCGCATCAATCCAAGTGTCCAAGTCGCGCTTGTCCCAAAGCACGCTCCCCGGCCGCATTTCAATCGGCTGAACCGGGCAGGTTGCTTTGAAGTGCTTTGCAGTCAGTCCGGTGTAGGAAGCGGCCTCTGCCTGTTTCAACATGCGCTTTTCCACAACGCTGATATTGAGATTCGCATTAGTCATCTTCGTTTCCTTCCCGCTCGCCGAGCACAGTCATGTTGAGCGGCGACAGATATTCCCCGCCGCCATCAATTTCGCTCAGATTTTCCCATGCCCGGATCTCGTTGGGGCTAAGCCAGCCCCATTCCCGGCCAATGCGATAAGCCTCATAGCGGGCCTTGATGTCGCCGCGCATCAGCCCTGCCAGATCATGCTCCACAAAGAACCGCTTACGCCCCTCAACCGTCAGCAGAGCCACATTCATGGCCTGCTCGATCCGGCGGGCCATAGGCGCAAGGCAGCGCACTACAAGGGCGCGGCTTTCGCCATCTACGTTGGAATAGGTGGCGTTGTCGGTGATCCCCACAACAGTTGGTGGAACGCTGAAAGTGCGAGCGACGTCCATATTGGACAGCTTGCGGCTATCCAGAAACTCGGCATCCTTGGCCGTGATAGACAGGCTTTTCCAGTCCACGCCGCCATCCAGAACCAAGATCCCGGAGGTTTCGACCTGCCCTTCCACGCGGTCGCGCAGGATCTGCAAGGCATCCGCCTTTTTGTCGCCACCGATGGACTGTGGAAACACCAGCGCACCCTCGGCACGGAAAGCGCGACTGGCCTGCCGCGTGGCTTGGTCCTGCTGGGTCAGCGCTAGGGAGAAGGTTTCACGGGCAAGCTGGATAGGTGAAACGCCCATCACGCCATCCTTGCCCAGGCGATAGCGCAGATGCAGGATTTCGCCTTGCAAAAGGATCTTGGAATGTCCGCGATCATCACTAACCCGATAGCGCAGGCGACCATTCTCCAATCGCTCCACCGCAACATTGGAAGGGTGCAGTGGGTGCAGAGCAACCACCTGGCCGCGCGCGTTCGTCTCGATCCGGGCATAGCCATTGCCATTGGTCAGCAGTGAAACCAGCAGAAACTCACGCCCTTCAAAGGCGGTCATTTGGCTGTTGAAACGGTCATGCAAGACGCTGTGCAGCGGGTGGCTTGCCGCCCGATCACGCCCGCCGTTGCTGCTGCGCTGGTATAGGTTCATTGGCATCGCTGCTAAATTCTGGCTGATGACCGAAATACAGGCCTGCGCAACAGCCAAACCAGAGGCCCGGTTTGGATCAACAACACCAGTGCCATTGGCGCGGTGTCCCAAAAACTCTGCCAAGCTGGGGTCAGAAGTCGCCACAGCTTCGCGTGTCTCGCGGCCAAGGATACGGGAAAGAAAGCTCATTTCACCAACTCCAAAAGGCGCAAGCGACGTGCTGCGGCGCTGCGGAACAGAAAGGAACTGGCTTTTGCCCGCGCATTGATCACGGTGCCCTCATAGGCTGGAAAGGCTGACACAACGCTGATTTCAAACAGATCAACAGCGCGGAGTTCGCGCTGGCTTCCGTCCAGATGTTCATCGCGTACAGAGAACCCAAAAGACATACCGCCCAGGTCGTTTCGTTCGGCCAATGCCAGTACGTCATGGCCTGCCTGGGTGCCCGGCACGTCCAGATCAAAGGCCAGCCCCCGCGAGTCCTGGGACAGGCGCAGGGTGCCGGAACGGGTGCGGGCCAAAACGCGGTGCGGATCGTGATCGACCAGTGCCAGAATGTCAGCCCGTTCTTCCAGAGTTCGGGAGAAAGCCCCAGCGGCGATGGTTTCGACCATGCCGCCACCAATCCGGGCTTCCGCGCCGAACAGAGCTGCATAGCCTTCCAGGCGACGCCCTTTGGCGCGAAGTTCCGTTGTTTGGAAACGCTTTTCAATCACAGGCTCACCCTCTTGTAAGGCGCGACAAGGCGATCCACTCCGATAGGAGTGAACCACAGTTTTTCATCTGAGCTGGCCTCAAGGTTTTTGAAGAAATGAGCCACCAGCATCAGAACTGCATGGTGAATTGCAGGCGGAAGTGGGTCCACCGACATATCCACGCCAATAGACGAAAGGTGATCTTTCGCCGTGTTGAGAAGCCTTTCAATTTCCAGCTCAACGCTTGTGTTGACCTGTGCGGATTGCAGACCATTGTCAGCAACCCTAAGCTTCAAGTGCTTTACGGCTTCATCAACGGTGACCATCAGTCGATCTCCGCGTACCGGAAGCCCTCGGGATGGCGCGCCACCACATCCGCGTCGAGGAAGGCGTGAAGAATGGCACCACCTTTGCTGGCCACATCAGAGTGATACGGGTTCACCAGCAGATCCACGCCGGACCAGTATCCGATATAGAGGCTGGCCCATTCACCATAGATCAAAGCGTTTTTGTCACTGCCAGCACCGATGTCACCCGGCACCTGCGTCGAGCTTTCCACCCGCTCATTGTGGAACAGTTCGGACAGCGGGATTTTACGCCCGTCTCCGTCTTTGATTTTGCGGGCTGTATTCATAACGGTTTTGTTGGTCAGGAAGCCGGTGGAGCCGGTCACGTTGTCCGTTTCCAGTGCCGCGATCAGATCAGCGGTGATGTCGGTGCTAAACGCACCACCAGGAATGGCCTTCACATTGGCATCGGCCAGAATGCCAGTCGGCTCATCAGCGCCACCGCCCTTAATGCCGGCGCTGTCCAGTGCCTGCGCCAACAGATACGCCAGATCTGCGCGCAGAATGGGTTCCAGTGCTTGGTTCGACTGCAATAGCATCCGGCGCGAGAGTTCGTATTCTGCCGTGACTGTCTTGGGCCCCATATCCTTCTTCGCAAAGCTGGCGTCAGATCGGTTGGAGTTGGTATGTTCCGAGACCCAGCCAGCGTTGCCAGACCCAACCAGGCGGGGCAATTCCAGATTGCCAGAAAGACCACGCAAAACGGTTGCGCCCATGCTTTCCAGCTTGAGCGCAGCGCGGCGGCGATCCGTCATCGAGGCCAGATCAGTTTTGATCAGGTTGCCCGATGTGCCAGAGGTGGTCAGGGCGCGGGTTTCGCCACCCAAAATGACCTCGGTTGGCACCATGACGCCGCGCACCTCGCCGCGCTCCTTTGCCAGTTCCTGGTGCCATTCGGCTTCGACACCGGACAGGCGACCATTGCTGGCCTCGGTCAGCGCCTTGCGGACGGAATACCCTTCGAGCGAACGGCTCATTTCGCGGTTTTCGCCAAGGGGAGTGCTGCGTTCTTCAAGCCGTTCAAACTCGGCCAGCTTTTGGGCATCCGTGAGCCGCGTGTTCAGACTGTCGATCTCTTTGGTCAGATCGTCGGTGCGTTTGCGCTCTTCACCGGACAGTTCACGGGTTTCAGTTTCGGCCCGATCAATGATCGAGCGCATTTCGGCAAGTTTATTGCCGCGTGACTCTTGTAGGTCACGCAGGTTATGAGAGGCCATCTTGGCTCCTTTCGCGAGGTGTTAAGGTGGAAGGCCAGCGCAGTTCGGTCGCCAAACTTGTGCTGCGCTGGCCGGTTTTATTCTTACTAAGTCTTTTCGCTTTCCTCTGTGCTGCTGTCAGTTGCTGCGAGATTTGCCACGTCCATCAAAGTAGTGTGGCTGATGCGCGTGATGCGGCTCATTTGAGACCAAAAGGGCGGTTCAACAATGTTATCAATTGTCAGCTCATAAACTGAGAGGTCATTGGTGAAATGAAGCCCATAGCCATTCGGTTCCTCCATCAAATCAACGGTTCCGAGGCTAACATTCAGCTCGAGAGACGCTCCACCTAGGGCAGTAAAGTCAGCAGCTTTCAGTTCCCTTGCCGTTTTGCCTTCACTTTGACGCTTAATGCTACCCTCACGCATTCCCTTTAGCAGCGCTGACAATACATCTTCTACTGTACGCCCTTTGAACGTCTCTGCCTTTTCCGCCGACATACGGCACCTGGATGGCTCAACAGGAAGTGAAGCAAAATACTGGCAGCGCTCTACGGCATCCCGAGGGCTTTCTGTCGCCATCAGGGCAATCAGAATACGTACTACCTCAATGTCTGCCAGATGCGGTGCGTTGACCCCACGTGCCCCAGAACGAACAAAACCAGCTTCACGCAAGTAGCGGCACGTTGATTGGACCCTGCTCAACGGCAGGGAAAACAAGTCCGAGAATGCATGTGCTGCTTGTCCAATGTGCATGGGTATCCACCTTTCCATTGGATATTATCCAAAAGGCGACCAAGCGTCTATAGGAATTTTTCTTTTAGGCGCTCGCGCGCTGGCTTTTCTTTTTCAAGCGCCTTGGATTACGCAGCATATGGCTAAGATAATCAAGCTGGCTTCGCGTCCGGTGCAAGTGGTCTGCAACCTGCTGCGATACAAATTCCGCAGCCTCCAACTCCCGGCTATCTTCCTCCAGATCTCCCCTTTTCATCAACGAAGCCAAGACTTGAGACAGATGCAAGGCCTCTTCAAAGCCCTCGATATAGTTGCTAAAATCCGGGTGCAGGATCTTGAAAGATAGGTCCAACGCCTCTTGCGGTTCCTCCGGAAGTGTCGCGAGAAACCGCGCCTGCCGCTCACGCAGCGCCCCAACTTCCTCCATATCCATGTCCAGCACTCGGCTGCAGCACAGTGCTTGGCCATGGACTTTGTTGTTTTCCCGATGTGACACGGGCCGAATGTCGGCGGATACAGTTTCACTGTTCGCGCAAACGCGTTCTTTGGGCATTGTTCGGTTCTCCGAATGTGGTATGGTTACATTGTAATCAATCTCAGAGAACAGAACTTGGGTCAAGAAAAAAGTCACAATGTAACCATTACTCCCATTCAGTGCCGTATGGCACGTGCGGCTGTAGGCTATGGAGTTCGTGATCTAGCGGATGCTATGGGGGTATCACCAAATACAATCACTCGCTTTGAAAGAGGTGAGGCCCTAAAGGATATCACTATTGAAGCAATCCAAAGGACGTTGGAAATTGCAGGTGTTGAATTCATTCCCGAAAATGGCGGCGGAGCCGGAGTCAGGTTGTTAAAATGAGCGATCATGTTCACGACTTGATCAGTCAAGCCAGAGAGCAAAATAACCGTTATACGTACTTTCTTGTTTCTGGATCTGCGGCAAGCATCGGGTACTCAATGACGCAGATAGGTGAAATCCCGCTCATCTGGCCCAATTTCTTGTTTTTATTGAGTGTTTTAAGTTGGGCGGCATCAATATTCTTTGGAATCAAGATTCTAAAAAACAACACTGGAGAGTTGCACGCACAAGTGTCTTTGCTTCAAGAAGTGGAAGAAACACCCCCAATACAGCGGGAAACTGTTTGGGCAAAAGCCAAATACACAGGTCAGAAAATTGGGACACAACGTGAATCGAATCGCAGGTGGCAGGAAAGTCTGTGGTTTGTGGGAGCACTTTTTTTATTGGTTTGGAAAGTTGCTTCCGCCTACCCTATTCAGGATGAACCTAATCCAGGCAGAATTCTCGATAGTACTGTTAGCAATGCTATCGCAACCGAGAGTGACGGTGAAACTACCGTATCAGCTCCATAAGGCAGGCGGGTAAGGCGTCTTCGCCTTCCCGGTCCATCGCTGCTAAGGCCATAGCCAGCGCCACCATCCCATCAATCCGCCCACTGGATTTGTTCTTCGCCAGCTTGCGATTGCCTGCCGGGTCCATTTCCACCACCGCATTTGACGCGCAGAAGGTCAGGACCGGGTTTCCCGCGTGACGCAACCGTGCCTCGGCCACCAGACGTTCCATCTTGTCCAGGGCCGGGGCCATATCGCGGAACCCTTGGCCAAACGGCTCCAGCGGTGGCTCCGCCCCGATCCGGTCTAACTCTCGTTTCAGATCCTCGATCCGCCAGCGGTCATAGGCGATGCGCTGCACGTCATAGGTACTGCAATATTCGGCAATCGCCTCGGCCACAAAGGACGGATCAACCACCGCGCCGGGAATGAGGGTCAGGAAGCCTTGTCTGGCCCATAGATCATAGGGCACCCGGTCGAGTTCTGATTTCTCGCGGATATTCTGTTCCGGCAGAAAGAACCGGGGCAGCACGTCAAAGCCGCCAGCGCCATCAGGGAACACCAGGACAAAGGCGGTCAGGTCGCGGGACTGCGACAGATCCAGCCCGCCCCAACATTCGCGCCCCTCAAGTGCACCATAGTCTACTGTACCGCCGTTGGCGTCCCATTCGGCCTTGGCCAGAAAACGTACATGCGCATCAACACGTTGGTTCAAGATCAGGTTGCGAAAGCCTTGCTCTGCCGCTGGCATCCGTTTTGCCTGGGCCGCCTGCCGCCGCACATCATCCAGTGAGCGAAAGTCACCAAGCGCGGGATTGGCCTTGTGCCAAGTTTCTTCGGCCCATGGGTCGTCGTCTTCATCGGCGCCATAGAATGTCAGGTGAAAACTGGGGTCGACCACCTCGCCGGAGTTGACCTTTTTGCCATAGTCCACCAGCTCAGACAGAACGGCATGATCGCTCGCCGCCTGGGTGCTGATGACACAAAGCAACGGATTGTCACGCGCGCCCATGGCGGTATCCAGCGCCTCGTACAGATCACGCTTGGGGGCGGTGCCGAGTTCATCATAGATGGTGAAGCTGGGGGAAAGCCCCTGTTTGGTACTGGCATCGGCAGAGAGGGCTTGAAAGATCGAGCCTTTGCCGTGACCGCTCAAAACCTCGATCCGCTTGCTGAACTTGATCACGTTGACGCGGGCGTCCAGTTCGGGGTGTTCGTCCAAGATGGCGACCATTTCCGAGAATGTCTTTCCCGCCTGGGCTTTATCATTCGCCGCGGCGTAGACCTCGCCCCGGCCCTCTGCCTCTGGGCCTAGAAGATGGCAAAGGCCCAGACCGGCCACCAGCTGCGTTTTGCCGTTCTTGCGGGCCATGGACATAACGGCGGTGCGCACCGGGCGGCGTCCGGTTTCATCTTCGGCATAGATGGCTTCGAGAAAGTCGCGCTGCCAATCGCGGATCTGCAATTTTGTGCCAGCCAGGGAACCTTGGGTGATCGGCAGATCTTCCAGGAAGGCCACGACGCGTTCAACGCGGCTCAGCCCTTTGACCTCCCATGGCAGGCTGGCGCGCAGGGCGGAAACCTCATCCTGGGCAAAGCCAAAGCTCGGTTGATCTGGGTTGCCCACCACGGCCAGTTTGGGCTTTGCGCCTTTGCCTCGTTGTCCCATTTTTTCGATTCCTAATTAAATATTTGCGCGTCTTTCCCATCGGTTAGGGGCAAAAACGGTTCTCGTGATTAAGGGTGCCCCCACCATCCATCGGCAGGGTCGATCGGGTTGCCGTTGGAGTCGCATCCTTTGAAGCGGCGACCATTTGCATTGCCATGAGTGCGGTCAAAGCCAGAGGTCTTTTCGTTGTGGCAACGAGCACAGAGAGAAAGAAGGCCATCAAGCGGGGGGAACGGATCGCCGCCTTGGCTAATGGGCTTCATGTGGTCCACCACTGTTGCCAGTTCGGTCTCGCCTCTTTGTTCGCAGGCAAAGCAAACCGGGCATTCACTCAGCTTGGCCAGACGCAGGCGCTTCCACTTGCTGGTGATGTAGGGCCACTTACTCATCTGTTTGCGCGCCCTG